CAGCTACTAATACAGTAGGAACTTCAGATATATCAAATGCTTTTAGTGTTATCTCAGTATATGGTTTGCCTATACTACTATCAGATATACCAGATATTATTGTCCCATTAAATGGAACTATTACACCATATGATGTTACACCACATTTTATGGGTGCTACATCTTATAAGACTGCTGGAAGACCAGCTTGGTTATCTATGACAAGTGCAGGAATACTAAGTAGCTATTCTCCAGCAACCCCTTTAGGAGATGATCCATTTGTAGTTAGAGCATATATACCTTCTGGTTTATATACTGAATCTAACATAATATTTGCAACGGTAACATGATGAAAAATACAGATAGCAACGCAAATCTCAAACAACCAGAGACTAAGTATATTCGTGATAGACTAAAGGGTGAATATAGAAAGTATGCTCAAGACGTTGGGATGTGTGAGATATGTGGTGAAACAAATACAGATGACGACGATATAATAAAAGACGGGCGTGCTTCAACTGGTTCTCTTAGAGTTGTATTTGCTTACTCTCTTATCTTACTATGGAATAAGTTCAAAAAGGATAATGGGATAGTAATACAAAACGAAGAACAGATGAAGGCCGCTGCTGATGAATTCATTGAAGCAGAAAGGGAGAAGCTTAGCATTTATTGGGTTATGTGTGATACGCATTACAAGAAAGTAGTAAGTATCTATGGTAAAACAATGAAGCTTTTCTACTCACCTAAACTGATAAGATGGGTTGGAATCCAACAGGAGAAGTTTTTATGAACTTTGTAAAGAAAAATTACCAGTCTTTTATGTCTGGTGTCAGTAATAAATTGAACCCAGTTCAACATTTGATAAGGGATGACGAGGGTGAAAGTCATAATACAGAGATAAGTAGGTATGGTGTTCTTAGAGCTTACAAGGATATTGAAGTTGTAAACAGAGGAACTAACCTTATTGTTGATAGCTGTAGTGATATTACTTTCGATGTAAAGGAAAAGATAAATGGGTTAGGAGTTTTAGATAGAGCTATAAAGAAAACTAAACTAAATACTCTATTGAATTATCAACCTAACTTATATCAAGATGCTTTAGCTTTCAAAGCTTTACTATTTATAGATTTAATATTATCAGGAGATAGCTTTATATACTGGGATGGTGTTCATATGTATCACTTACCCGCACATCAAGTAGAAGTTATAACCTCAAAGACTACATATATAAAAGAATTTAAGTATCATGAAAAGAGTTTCAAACCAGATGAAGTAATATGGACACGTGACAATAACTATAATACAGTTTTTAGAGGTGGTTCAAGATTAGAAAGTGCAGAGTTTTCTCTTACAGTTTTAGTAGAGATGCTTAACTTTCAGAATAGTTTATTTAGAAATGGTATGGTTCCTGGAGTTGTAATATCAACCCCAAATACTTTATCTGAAAGATTGAAAGATAGAACAATAGCCAAGTGGCAATCAATGTATAAGCCTAATACTGGTGGTAGAACACCAATGATTTTAGACTCGGACTTTAGTATTGACAGCTTAGGCAATACAGATTTCAAAGAGTTAGAATTCACTGAGTCAATAAAGACTCACGAAGATAGAATTCTATCTGCTCTAGGTGTTCCACCAGTTCTGTTGAACTCAACAGGTAACTCAGCCTTATCTCCTAATCTAAAACTTTTTTATATTCAAACAGTCCTACCTTTAGTAGAAAAACAATTAAGGGCTTTAGAGAGATTCTTTGGTTATGACTTAGCTGTAAACACTGCTGAGATAAGAGGTATGAGAGACGAGGTGGATAAGGAAGCATCATCTTTAGCTTCACTTGTTAATAGTGGTATTATTACACAGAACGAAGCAAGAGAAAAGCTAAGATTAGAAGCTTCAACCGATGAAGGAGCAGACACTCTTATTAAACCAGCTAACGTAGCTGGTAGTAATACACCAGGTGCTGAATCATCTACACCTGGAACTACAGGCGGAAGACCTGAGGAGGATAAAGAATGACATACAAAAGTTTTACTTTATCGACTGACTTTGAAATAAAGTCAAGTAGTAAAGATGAATTAGTGATTGAGGGACTTTTGTCCACTCCTCAACGAGACAGGGATGGTGATACTATAAAGGCCGAAGTGTGGTCTAACCCTAATACACTAAAAAATTATAGAAAGAATCCGATTGTTTTACGGCAGCACAATCCCGACAACCCTGTTGGAAAGGCTACTGAATTATCGGTTTCGCATAAAGGACTACATATTGTTGCTGTTATTAGTAAGGCAGCAGTAGAGACATATCAATTAGTAAAAGACGGCGTGCTATCCACTTTTAGTGCTGGCTTCAAAATGGAAGATGGTTTATATGACGAGAAGTCAGATACCTTTGACATTACAAAGTTAGAATTATTTGAGGCAAGTATTGTTAGTATACCTAGCAACACTGGTAGTACGTTTAGTATAAGAAAATCGCTATCAACCGATGGCTTAGATGAATTGAAAAATCAATTCACGAAAGAGGAATATAATATGGACAAAGAAAATAAAGAAATCAAATCATTGAAAGATGATATAGCTGCTCTTACAGCCCTGATTGTAGAGAAGGAAGAAAAAGCAGTAACACAAAAGGCAGCTGTAGCAGGAGCTACTGGTGCTGAAAAATTAATACATGATCTGGAGAAGAAATTCGCAGATGAGAAAGACACAATGGCAGATACCATCAAAGGAATGAAAGCCGACATCGAAGAAAAAGCCTCTGACCTTAAAGCTATGCGCGATAGTAAGATGACTTTTGAACAAGGTGGATCTGAATCAATCAATCAAAAGCAGATTGATGACGCAGTTCTTGTAGCTAAAATGCTGGGCAAACGTCCTTCACAAACTAAGTTTGGTAAAGACCTAATGAGCAAAGCTCCTTTCGTTCTATCCAATCCTGGTGAGCACTTAGCTAATATGGATGAAAACTGGGAGAACAGTTTCTCTACTAATATCTATAATGATATTCGTGGTCGTCTAATCATGGAACCTCTGTTCAAGACTATTAACATGACTACTGCTTCACTTACGCTACCTCTGAATTCCAGTGATCTGGAAGCAGAATGGATTAGCAGAGCCGCATTTGAAAATCAAGCAGCTCGTGAAGGCGGAGTTGACAATGGTTCAACTGGTGCAGCTAAGAAAACTCTCTTAGATGATATCGTACTGGTAGCTGGTAAACTGGCTTCTAAAGAGTATCTTGGATACGAAGAAACTGAAGATACATTCCTACCAATCGTAGAAGTAGTTCGTGATGCTGTTATTCGTAGAATGTCTAAGTCAAGTGATAAAGCTATCCTTGTCGGTGATAAAGGTACAGCTTCAGCTGGTGGTGGTAACTATCCGTTCGACGGAATTATTAACCTAACTACTAAAGCAACTACTGCTTCAGCTAAGCTAACAGTTTCTAATCTTGCAGCTTCTCGTAGACTTTTAGGTATTCGCGGTCTGAATCCTTCTGACGTTATTTATGCTGTTTCTGAAACAGGATATTATGACCTGTTAGATGATCCTGACTTCCGTACTATGGACAAAGTTGGTGACAAAGCAACTATCCTTACCGGTCAAATCGGTATGGCTAATGGTAGCTCTGTAGTTGTTTCAAGCGCATTCCCTGCTGCTGCTACTGGTAAGCCTGTAGGCGTTGCTCTTGATGCTTCTAACTTCTTGGTTGGTGCTCTTAGAGGACTTATGGTTGAACGCGACAAGGATATTGTTGCCCAATCCCATGTTCTGGTAGCGACACGTAGGTTCACTTTCACTCAACTCTTTGCAGATGAGGGTGCTGTTGTAATCAACGCTGCGTAAGTAGTAATCCTAAAATTGTGGGCTATCCTTTTAGGGTAGTCCACACCTTCAAAGAATTGTAATACTGAATATAAGGAGGCGCTAATGCTGTTAGTAAATTTAGACGTGTATAAAACGTCAAGAAATATCACAAAGAGTGAAGACGATGCTCAGCTTGGTCTATTACTTGAACAGGTTAGTGCCTTTGTGAAAGAGTATACTGGTCGTATTTTTATTGATAATTGGGAAAAGAGTAAAGTAGAGATGTTTGATGGTGCGACAAATTCAAGTTTGTTTCTTACAGAGTTGCCCATTAGGGTGATAAAAGATGTATCCATATCATATGATGGTGGATTAACTTTTGAAGCTATAAAGAAATTTACACAATACTTTGTCAACCAGGCTCAAGGAACTATCTTTAGTGGTAGACCGAGTAAGCCTGTAGCACCAGGTGCTATCAGAGGTATAGAGAATGTAAAAGTTACCTATACTGGAGGATTCAAAAAGACTCCAGCTGATTTAGAGAGGGCAGTCATAGATTTGATTAGCTATTATTATGATGAAGAATATGTATTATCCAAACAATTTAAGGATATGAGTATTCAGAATCTAAATGTAGGATCAAGTGCTAAACTTCCACCTCATATTAAACGCACCTTGGATCTATATAGGTTAATCTAATGTTTATAACAGAGGAGATATTCAATCTTGGACGCTCTTCTATTAAAGTTATTATAAAAGGAGTTGCCTTAGCACCACTAAAGGAAGATATGAAAGTATCCATTCATAGGTTTACTAAGAAGGATATTAGAGTATCTAATAATTTTCTGATAAAAACACCATACTTCACTGTAAAGACAGATACTAATAACATCAAACTAACAGTAATAAAGCCTGTACTTTTACCTACAGGTTATATACTTGCCCCTTCGGTCAGATCATTGACTACATTACTAAAAGATAAGGCTGCTATTGAGCATAAGGGAACTTATAATTTTCCCGCTAAGACCTTATTTAGTGTTGGTAACACTTCGCGTTATAGTGGTATATATTCTTTTGATGCTAAAAATCCTAATAGAGAAGTTGGAACGGTAAAGGTAAAATCAGATTATCCGTTTGCTATCTTTAAAGATAGACTTGCTCAATATGTAGATGGTAAAGAAACTTTAGAGTTATTAGCCAATGACTGGTTTAGTAAGTTCAATAAGTTTTTAGACGTCCCAGAGAAAGGACCTACCAAAGAACATAAAAGCTTTAGTGGAACATTCAAGCATAGAAAACCTAACTTAGGCTCAATACGTCTTCCGCTTTATATAGCTAAAGAAGATACATGTGACTTAGATGCTGATGATAAAAGATTACTTCTTAGTAAGATAAATTCTAAACTAACAGAAGAAATAATCAGCAGGATGGGACGCGGTGTAGCTTTAGTAAATAGAACATGAGCATTTGCTAACTCAGCATATGCTACTAACATAACTAAAATAAGTGACTGTGGTTATAATATAAGTTATAGTTATGCCTTACGACCTTATGCAGTTTTTGATCCAAGTGTTTCACATTATCATAATCTATCAAGTCCAGACAGAGACCCCAATAAAATAATTGGTGAATCTATTAGGGAGATAGCCCATAGAATAATGGGAGAGAAATTCAAAGTATCTACAGGAGGACGATAGATGACGAGTCGTAGACATGAAATACACACTACATTAGTAAAACTACTAAATCATAATTTGAATGGTGTAACATACGATAGTAATATCTATAGTAAAGTATCACCAGTCGTAGAATTTTATGATGAAGTAGATCAATTCCCTTACGTATCAGTAAGCATAGGCTCTGAACTAAGACATCCTGAAGGTGGCATAACATGGTCAGACTTAGGAGTTTCTATCAGAGTTTATACACGCTCAGAATCCACACATAGGACAGATGAGTTATCACAATTTTTAGAAGACATTAGCATACTATTAGAAAAGAATCTTAATTTAGGTTTGAAGTATGTAATGGATATAACAATACAAAACATATACACAGATGAAGGAAGTTTGGCTCCTATGGCAGTGGCAGAGATGCTTGTCGTAGTCAAATATGACGCCATCTCAGGTCTGTGTACTTAGGAGGATTTTATTATGGCAGGAACACCAAATTTTGCTAGAAATGCGAGAATGTATGTTAGTACGGTAGAGGCTACTTCAATAGTAGATAACCGTGATGATACTAATACATTTGAAATAACTCCACTTTCAGGTTATACACTTAGCCAGTCAGTTGGAACAGAAACAATAAGTTTGAATGAGTCAGGGTGTACATCTTGTCGTAGTTCTCAAACTTTTAATACAGCCCTAGACCCTGCACAAGTGGCCTTTGGCACATATTTACAACCTTATTTTGACACTGAATATGATCCTGGTGCTGTTGATATCAACAGAGCAGTAGAAGAAATTCTGTGGAATGCTACTGTAGCACAAGATTTAGTTACTAATCTTTTAGTTGGTTCAGTAGCTAATGCGGTTAAGGGTGTAATTGGAGGACATGCTTTAAAAAGTAATTGTTGCTAATACTACTTATATGGTTACTAAAACTCAAATGGAATCTATGGAAATGGATTTTAGTATTGATAGTATAGCACAAATCAATTGGAGTATGTCAGGTGCAGAAATAAAAGATGTTACCGGTCTATCTCTACCTTGGGTTTCTGGAACAAATTATGAACCACTTCCACAAGATAGAACTCCAAATGCTATTAAACCAGACTATATTAATAATAAGTTATCTCAGATGACTATCACAGCTAAAGGTACTAGTAATGGACTTATTGCTGATGGAACAATATATAAGGTAAATCTAACTGGTGGTAATGTAACTGTAGCTAATAACATTAGTTATCTTGTTCCAGAAGAACTTACTCAAGTATCTACTCCAGCTTTTGGTAGTACTGGTGCTCGTAGTATTACAGGTTCTGTATCTGCTTATCTTAAATCTGGTGCAGGTGGAACAGGCGATCTATTAGCAGATCTATTAGCTAATAAAGGTCTTGTAACAAATGACTTTGAAGTAGTAATTGATATTGGTGGCTGTGCAGGCTATCCTAAGGTAGTTGTAACTATACCTCATGCTGTTTTAGTCTTTCCGACTATAGATAGTGCTGACATTGTAGGAACAACTATTGGATTCAGTGGTAAGTCTGTTAAGGGACCTTCTGATCCGGATTGCGTTGGTAATGAAATGACTGTAGAATATTACAGTTCTGACACACCTGAGGCACCTTAATAAAAAGGTAAAACATATAGGGGGCTCACGCCCCCTATTCTAAATGGAGAAATAAAAAATGAATATATCAACTATGTTGAATACGGATTCCGTGGTAAAAGTACCACATCCAGGCTATGATGGTCTGGTAATAACGGTAGCATACATCACTAAAGAGAAAACAAAGAAACTCTTAGATAAAGCTACTACAAAAATATTTGATAAGAAAAGCCATGCCTTAATTGATGAAGTAGATGACGATATGTTTCTGAAGCTTTATACTAAGGAACTTATAAAAGGATGGGAAGGTTTCAAGCTTGAATATGTAGCAGAGATGATGCCTATCACTTTAGAAGAAGGTGATGAAGAT